CTGATAATATATCGTTATTATTGGAAGAAGAGACCTCAACCGAAAATGATGTTACAGCCCAGCATAATTTAGTTATTAGTCAAGGGTTTGCTTCTTCAGCTGACTTAAACGCTGCTGCTACCACCTTAGATAGTTCTAATATATCCTCTGAACAAACTCAATTTGTTGAACCTAATGTAGAACTTAAAAAAGTAACACAACTTCCAGGTAATTATAACCTATCTCCTAACTTTACAGTAGAGATGTTATCCAATAAAGCAGCTGTTACACGAGACTCAATTAGAGCACATAGTATATCTTACGGACAAATTGTATATAATTTACAAGGTATAGCACTTAACGTTTTAGAGCCAGTTAAAAAGTTATATCCTAATATGTTTGTATCTTCTGCATTTAGAGATCCTGGTAATGCTTCAAACGCTAAGACCTCCCAGCACCCGCTAGGCCAGGGCGTTGATATTCAATTTAGAGGTGCAAATAAAAAAGACTACTATGAAATTGCACAAAAACTTGCACGGGTGTTAAAATACGATCAGTTAATTTTAGAGTTCTGTAACTATACAAATAACCCATGGGTGCATGTATCCTATTCTGTAGATAGAAATAGGTCACAAGTCCTTACATTTAGTAATCATAAAAAACATTCGGATGGGTTATCCCAGTTAGCATAATGTCAGGAGTTGTAAGATTAGGGGATTTATCATCCGGGGTTGCAGAAAATCCTGCAGACCCCTGGCCGGCTACTGCTTTAGTAAACACCGGACAAAGTTCAGTATACGCCGATGGAATTTTGGTTGGTGTAGTAGGCGGTAGTTTTGCAACTCATACTAAAGGTAGAACTACACACCTTGTAGACGCGCAGAGGGTAATAACTAGTGGTAGCCCTGATGTATTTGTGGAAAATAAACCACTTGCAAGAGCAGGAGACTCGGTAGCAGATGGAGATCAATGCGTTGGTTGTTCATCAGACGTCTTTGCCAACTAGTATAAATAATTAAATGGCAACAAGAAATACAAGATCCTACTCAGATTTAAATCTGCTCTTTACTAAACATCCAGTTACTGCAGATGTAACTAAGTTGTCGGATGAAGACGCAGTTAAGGCATCGCTTAGAAATTTAATTTCAACTAAGCATTATGAGCGTCCCTTCCATCCTGAAATTGGTTGTCAAATCTATTCTTTACTATTTGAAAATTTTACCCCAGTTACTGTACAAATTATGAAAAAATCAATATTTGATACTATTTCTAAATTTGAACCTAGGGCTACAGTATTAGATGTAAAAATACGTGAAAGGGTAGATCAAAATGATATCAGTGTTGATATTATTTTTAGACTTAATAATTCCGAGCGACCAATTACCGTTAATACGTTTATAACAAGAGTAAGATAATGTCTAATTTAAGAATAGCTGAACTTGATTTTGATCAAATCAAGACTAATCTAAGAACCTACTTAAAAGCGCAAGATACTTTTACTGACTATGATTTTGAAGGATCAGGTCTATCTACCCTTCTTGATGTTTTAGCATATAATACTCATTACAATGCTTATTTAGCTAATATGCTAATGAATGAAATGTTTTTGGATTCTGCAGTTAAAAGAGCATCTGCTGTTTCTTTAGCTAAACATTTAGGTTATACCCCTACATCTGCAAGGGGCTCAAAAGCTAATTTAACTCTTGTTGTAAATAATCCAGCTGGTCTTCCTGCTAGTCTAACATTAAATCGATATACTCCCTTCACTAGTACCATAGGGGGAACTGCATATACGTTTTTAAATAACGAAGCAAAAACAGCTGGACGGGTTGGTACTTCTTATACCTTTTCAAATGTGGATGTGATTGAAGGTGCTCTCCAATCTTATAGTTTTGCTGTAACTGATACTACACCGGATGCAAAATATATTATTCCTGCCAATAATGTTGACACAACAACTTTACAAGTTACTGTCCAAACCTCTGCAACCGATACTACATTTGATATCTATACCCTTTCAACCGATATTACCGGTTTAAATGGTAATAATATGGTGTATTTTTTAGAACAAAACCCTATTGGTAATTATCAAATATTTTTTGGTGATGGTATTTTAGGTAAAAATCTTACTGTAGGTAATATAATTACTATTCAATATCTAGTAGTGACCGGTGCTGCTGTTAATGTATCAAGTAAAATTACTCAAACCTTTACTGCAAGTGGTACCATTGGCGGGTCTACGAATATATCAATTACAGTTAATAGTAATTCAACTGGTGGTGCTGATAACGAAAGTATCACATCTATTAAGTTTAATGCTCCAAGAATTAATGCGACTAAAAATAGAGCAGTAACAGCAGTAGATTACGAAAGTTTAATTTTAGCTCAATATGCAGGAGCTGAATCGGTTTCGGTTTGGGGTGGAGAAGAAAATATACCTCCTATATTTGGTAAAGTATTAATTTCCTTGAAACCGTATGCTGGTTATACAATTTCAGATAATACAAAAGAAAGCATTAAAAATACTATTCTTAAAAGTAAGCAAATAGTAGCTATTCAACCCCAGTTTGTGGACCCAGAATATCTTTATGTTTCTATAGTGGCAAGTGTACTATTTGACCCTAATATGACAACTAAAACATCTGAAGATATTACTACATTAATAAATAGTAGAATTAATACCTATTTTGCTACAAACTTAAATAAGTTTAATAAAAATTTTTATATTTCTCAATTTATTAAATACATAATTGAATCAGATGTTTCATTAATTAGTGTATCACCTGAAATTGGTATACAAAGAAGAATAACCCCTACCTTAAATGTATCTAACGTTTATCAAGGTAGTGTAGCTATAAAGTATTACAATAAGATACACCCTAATGAGATATATTCTACTAAATTCTATATTAATAATAACGGGGTGCAAACATTAGTTACAATTAAAGATCGTTCCACAACTAGCCCTCCAAACTATAATGGTACAGGAACTTTAATATTAGTAAATGCAGCAAACGATACAACTGTCTCTACAATTGGTTCAGTAAATTATGCAACCGGGACATTAACTATTACAGGGCTTACCCCTTTAGGTTATCAAACTGGTCAAACCAACATTCAAATTACAGCTAAATTACAAGAAGAGTCCTACAATGTCTCTACAGCTAAAAATCAAATCTTAGTTCTTGATGATAGTTCTAAAGATGCAACCACTGGCCGAGCAGCAGGAATAACTATTAATGTGACTACATTGGTACAGTAATGTCTAGAATTAAAGAAAAAGTATCGCAGCTGGTAGCCGGGCAGTTGCCTGAGTTTATCAGAGAAAATTATAGTACCTTTGCTACGTTTGTTGAAGCGTACTATAAATTTCTTGAACAGGATAGCGGTGCTTTAGAGCTCGTACAAAATGCTCGTTCTTATAACGATATTGATGCCACAACATCAGATTTCGTTCAGTACTTTTTGAGTACATACATTAAAGATATACCAGTTAATGCATTAGCTAATAAACGTATGCTGGTTAAAAAAATCAGCGATTTATATACTGCAAAAGGTTCTGATCTTTCTTTTAAATTACTTTTTAGGATAATGTATGACTCCGACGTTACAGTATCCCACCCTTATGATTATGTTCTAAGACCATCCGATGGCACTTGGGAACAAAGAGTTTCTTTAAGAGTAACATTAAGTAGTGGTAGTACATCTGATATTTTAGATCGCTATCTAACTTATAAAAAAGACGGTATAACGTATAATGAACCTATTGTTAGGGTTAAGACCTTATCTAGTAATATATACGAGGTATTTTTAAAAAGTACCTCTACTGCACCATATACTATAGGTGATAATGTTACTGTAAGTGATGGTACCAATAATATCTTTGTGGGTGTTATTAAGCCTACCACTACAGGTTATTCTATCTCTTATGGTGGTACAGGGTTTAGGGCAGGGCAAATATTTAACGTTAACGCCGGGGGAGGAGTTAACTCTTTAGTTAGAATTTTAAGAGTAAACGCAAGCGGGGGTGTTACTTTACTTAAGTTATTAAATTTTGGTTACGGGTTTACTAGTGATTTAACTGTTAATCTTTATAATAACCTACAAACTGTAGGTCAACTTGAACAAATTGGTAACTATACAAGTGGATTCTATGAAGAATTCATTATGATGAGTCCAGATTTAATAACTAATCCATCAAGATATTTTAGTACCGATTATGTTGCAATTGGTTACACCGGTACAACACTTGCCCGCTTTCAAAGTTCACAATCTTATGCAAGGTCTGATACATTTAGTACTACTGCTTTTGATACCTCTGTTGCTACTATTAACTTTACTGTGGGAGCGGTTGCTAAGTATCCTGGTCAATATATTTCATCAAAAGGCTTTTTATCTGAACCTGAAGTAAGATTACAAAACGTTAATCAATATCAGCCTTTTGCATATGAATTGCAATCAGAACTAGATATAAGTTTGTTCTATGATACAGTGTTAAAGTTAGTACACCCTGCTGGAACCAGGTTGTTTAATAATAGAACAATTAGTGCTACAGCTAATATTTCTGCAAATATTAGTGTAATTACAACAAGCAATATTGCTATTGAATTGCAGGATTCGTTTAAAGTATTGGATTCTGCACAAGCTAGTCTAAAGAAAAGTACAATTGCAGATACTACATCTACCAGTGATAGTGCAACCTTAAGCTATAGCACTCAACTTACCGATAATGTAACACCAACAGATACTACTAGTGTAGTTTTATATCCTTCAGCATTTACAGAGAGTATAGCACCAGAAGAATCTTTAACGATAAGGTCCACACTTGCTGCCTTTACCGATAATACAACACCGTCAGATACAATTACTTTAAATATAGGTATTAATATACCTGCAGCAGACAGCAATGTTACACTTACGGAAACTGTAAGTGTAATAAAATTGTAATAGCTTAAATGAGTATAAATATAACATAAATCTTTTTAGAGGAAACAAAAATGTTTACAGAATCAGTTAGAGCCATTGGTAATTTAGAAGTTAAACTTCTGGATTCTGTTGGCAATTTAAAAGACATTAGAAATGTCAATAATTTAGTTGTTGCAGTTGGAAAGGATGTAATTGCATCGCGTTTGGTTGGTAATACGATTGCATTACCTAGCCATATGGCTGTTGGCTCAAGCAATACAGCAGCTGCCACATCTCAAACTGCCCTTGGAGCTGAGTTAGGTAGAGTTGCATTGGATTCTAGTACAAGAACATCTAATACAATTGCTTATGTTGCAACATTTACTGCAGGTACCGGTACAGGCTCTTTAACCGAGGCAGGAATTTTAAATGCATCATCATCCGGTAATATGCTCTGTCGCACAGTCTTTAGTACTGTTACCAAAGCTGCTGGTGATACAGTCGTTATAACTTGGAACGTTACAATAGCTTAACATAATATGTCTTTTCTTCTAAAAGACAGAATCCACCAATCGTTGGCGGAGACAGTCTATAATGAGTTTCTTTCTCGTAGATCTAATTATTACTATTTTATCGGTAAAGTATTAGATTGGCCTAATCCCCTTGTACCTCCTTCACCAGAGGTTACTGCTGATTACGAATATGAAACACGTAGACAAATTCTACAAGTTAAGAAAGTAAACGTTAATGATGTTTCCCTTGTAGTTAGAAGAATAAATTGGACCACTGGGACCGTATATGATCAATTTGATGGTAATTATTCTACTA